CATGATTGTTGATGGTGGAGATGGAACTTTAACTCCAACTACTTTTGCAAACGGAACTACAATTACGTTCGACGCAGTGGCTGAGTCAGCTACTTTAGTTTGGAATAGTACTATTGGTTGGGTTGCAACTTCAGTTCAAGGTGCAACAATAGCGTAATAATTAATTTAGTGTGGGCTTCGGCCCACGCAAATTTAAGGAGATTAAAAATATGTCAATAACATCAAAAGTTAGACAATCGGTAGTTCTTACAGGTGATGGTCAGGTACAAAAATTAATAAATGGCACAGCAACTAATATAGGACCAGCAAATATTTTAAGTGTGTTTGCTCAAGCTAGTAATAGTGACGCTGAAGTCAAACTTTACAATGAAGTAGGTGGCACAACTGCTGCTAATTTAATTTTTCATGGTAAATTTGGTACAGCAGCTAATAACGTGCATGAATTTAAAATACCAGCAGCTGGTATATATGCCTCTGATGCAGTGTACGCAGATCTAACTAACGTAGACTTTTTTTATATAATCGGAACTTTTTAGAGGTAGCCAATGGCGAATACTACTTCACAGTCCTACAGTTTTGATCAGGACTTTTCAATTGACGAGATTATTCAAGATGCGTACGAACGTATTGGTTTACAAGGTGTAGCAGGTCATCAATTAAAAACTGCAAGAAGATCTTTAAACATTCTTTTTCAAGAATGGGGTAACAGAGGAATACATTTTTGGGAAGTAGGAAATACTAATATTAATTTAATTGCAGGATCAACAACTAATGTTGATGCTACAGCTGAAGGATCTGGTATTTATACTTTTTATAGAAATTCATCAGACGTACCTGGAGGTGGTGAACCACCACAAGCTACTACAGTTCCTGTTGCTAATGTTTATGGTATTACAGATATTTTAAATGTTACATACAGACAAAATTATAATACAACAAATCAATCAGATACTGGATTAACAAAAGTTGCAAGAGATGCATATGCTGCAACTGCTAACAAAGCATCTAATGGAACGCCTTCACAATTTTGGGTACAAAGATTTATAGATAAAGTTACAATTACAATTTATCCTTTACCTAATTCAACGGCCGCATCAAATTTTTTAAATGTTTATTATGTTAAAAGAATTGAAGATGCTGGAACTTATACTAACGCAACGGACACACCTTATAGATTTGTGCCATGTATGATTGCAGGGCTTTCTTATTATTTATCTATGAAGTTTGCACCACAAAGAACACAGGAGATGAAGTTGTTGTACGAGGATGAATTAGCTCGAGCATTATCTGAAGATGGCTCTCCAGCTAGCACATACATTACTCCGAAAACATACTATCCAAATATATAATGGCTAGATTTGCAAAAGGTAGTAGAGCATTAGCGATCTCTGACAGATCAGGCGCAGCATTTCCATATAGAGAAATGGTTAAAGAATGGACAGGTGCATGGGTACATAACTCTGAGTTTGAACCTAAGCAACCACAATTAGAACCACATCCTGTAGGAGCTGATCCACAAGGTTTAATGCATGCAAGACCAGCAAGAGTTGAGTTTCCAGTACAAGATATTTTACCTAACAATCCATTTACTACAACCGGTGGATCTCAAACTTTAAGTGTGTCTTATCCTTCTAATCAAATTAACGAAGGAACATCTTATGTTAGATTTCAATCTGTTAAAAAAATAGTAGGAGGTGTTGCAATTGCAACTTTAGAATTAGAAACAACTTTGAATGGTGCAATTAACGATACAGCTAATACTTTAACTTTAACTGATTCTTCAGCATTTCCAAATGCTGGTTTTATTGTAATAGAAAAAGTAGATCAAAATGCAACTATATTTGTTGGAGGAGCAACACAAAACAATCCAAACTTTGGACAATACATAAATGAAACTATTCAATATACAGCCAACAACACAGGCACAGGAGTTTTATCTGGGTTAACAAGAGGAACGGCTGCTCCTTTTAGAGGAATTACTTTTTCTAATACTACGGCAACAACTCACGCAAACGGAGCAAAAGTTTTTGGATCATATTTAGCAACAGCAGTTGCAACTAATGTAGAAGTTGGTCCTACGTTACCAAATGGAACGCAAGCAACAGAACAACAATTTAATTCTATAACAGTGCCTTTAGTATCTAATGCTGGAAGCACAGAAATAGGAGGCGGTTTTCAATGTACAATTGGACCCGTTAATGATAGAGGTTAATTATGTCAGGAATTAGTTACAATACATTAGTTACACAAATAAGAAACTATACCGAAGTAGATGCTAACGTCTTTACAACAGATGTTTTAGAAAGTTTTATTTTAAACGCTCAACAAAGAATCATGATGGATTTACCTATGGATTCCGACAGATTCGTGGATCAAGGTACAATGGCAACTGACGTAGATAATATAAGAGTTCCTGCAGGAGCTTTATTTATTAGAGGTGTAGAAGTATTTAACGCTACTAATTCTACAGAAAAAGGCACATGGTTAGAAAGACGTGATCAAACATTTTTAAGTGAATATGTAGGAAGATTAACTGGTCCAGAAGGATCAACTACTTCAGGAGCAGATGTTACTGGAAAACCTAAATATTATGCAATGTTTGGTGGAGCAACAGGATTAAGTTCTACAACCTCTGGATCTATATATTTAGCCCCTACACCAGACGCTAATTATATATTTAGAATATATTATAACAAAATGCCAGATACTTTAGAGGCTGGTAATCAAACAAATTATGTTAGTTTATATTTTCCTCAAGGTCTGTTATATGCTTGTTTAGTTGAAGCATATGGATTCTTAAAAGGTCCAACTGATATGTTGACATTATACGAGCAAAAGAAGACGAGACGATTACACGGATGGTACAATAAGAATTCCAATCGAGTCACCGCCTCAGTAATTAGGAGAAAAATATTATGGCAATAACATCGGCAATATGTAACAGTTTTAAAACAGAAGTTTTAAAAGCTGTGCATAATTTTACAGCATCATCGGGAAACACTTTTAACATAGCTTTATACACAAGTTCTGCAACTTTAAACAAATCAACAACAGCATATACTACATCAAACGAAATAACTAACACATCAGGAACAGCTTATACTGCAAAAGGAAAAGCACTTACGAGTGTAACTCCTGTATTATCAACTGATACTGCTGTCTGTGACTTTGATGACATCTCTTGGACATCAGCTTCTTTCACAGCTAACGGTTGTTTAATTTTTAACGATTCAGCAGGTGGAGATCCATCAGTTTGTGCTATCGCATTTGGTTCAGACAAAACTGTAACAAGTGGAACTTTTACAATTCAATTCCCAACAGCTGACGCATCTAACGCAATAATTCGTATAGCATAAGGAGTAAGTCCTTATGGCTAATACTTGGAACGAATCCGGTACTACCTGGGGTACAAATCGTTGGGGTACAACCAACGCAATTACTCAAGGATGGGGTGGTGACGCATACGGAACAGGAAGTTCATGGGGTGACACTAGTGATGAAGTTGTAATACCAACTGGTTTATCAGCAACATCATCTGTAGGAAGTCCCATAGCTGGTGCTGAACAAGGATGGGGTAGAGCTGAATATGGTAATGAGCCATGGGGAGAAAGTTTTAGCCCGGTTGTTTCAGTAACAGGAGTAAGTGCAACTTCTACACTTGGTCAATTAGCATACGCAGCATCCACTACAGGTTGGGGCTCAGATACTTGGGGATTAGAAGACTGGGGTCAAAATGCAACTACCGTTGTTCCAACAGGAGTAAGTTCAACTTCATCAGTAGGTTCACCTACAATTACAGCAGAAATAAATACAGGTTGGGGACAAGACGGTTGGGGTATTGAAAACTACGGTCAGTCAGCAATCACAGTTGTAATACCTACCGGACTAGAAATGCAATCCGACATTGGATCAGAAGTAGGTTGGGGTAAACAAACTTGGGATTCTGCAATAACTGGTTGGGGTGGTGAATATTTCTTAGTTCCAGCAGACGTGATGGGATTAACAGGAGTAGGTTCTACAGCATCAGTTGGAACACCAACAGCAATATCTGATCTTACTTTAGTGCCTGATGGTCAAAGTTCAACAACATCAATTGGTTCAGTAAACATAGACTTTAGTATAAATGTTGCTCCAACAGGAGTAGGTTCTACATCATCTGTAGGTGCTTTATCACCAGCAGATGTAATGGGTTTAACTGGTTTAGAATCAACAACATCTCTAGGCTCTGCTGTAATTACTTCAAATCCTATTATACCTTTAACTGGTTTATCTATGACTTCTTCAACAGGATCAATAGATCCTGCAGATCAAGTTATGGGATTAACAGGATTAAGTGCAACTTCAACAGTTGGTTCATTCCCTGCAGGGACACCAGCGGATGTTGTAGGATTGACAGGAGTTTCTGCAACTGCTAGTATATCTCCTATTGGTGTAGCGCCACTAGGATATGAACGAATAACTGCTACACAAAATGCAAATTATACTACTGTTACACAAGGAAATTAATTTAATATGTTATTGACATTAAGTATAAAAACAAATAAAAAAAGGTATTAATTAGGAGAACAAAATTATGGCATCAACTTTTACTGATCTCGGTATAGAACTAATGGCAACTGGTGAAAACGCCGGTACATGGGGAACAAAAACAAATAACAATTTATCTTTATTCGAACAATTAACTGGTGGATTTAATACACAATCAATCGCCGGTGGAGCACAACAAACTGATTTAACTGTTGTTGATGGAAATACAACTGGAACTGCTCAACATAGAATGATTGAGTTTACTGGTTCAATAACTGGTAATCAAGTTGTAACGATACCTCTAGATGTTGAAACATTTTATTTTTTAAGAAACTCTACATCTGGAGCATACACAGTAGAGTTTAAATACATAACTGGTTCAGGAGCAAGCGTTACTTTTTCAGCAACTGACAAAGGAGATAAGTTAG